GGGCTCGTGTCGGACTTGGCCGAATGGGGGCGGCAGGAGGACGAGGGCATAACCGCTGCTGGTCACAGCATCCTGACCCAAGCCGCCACCGCCCTCCAGTGTGTCGCGCAGGAGCGGGATGCGGCGATAGCCGACAGCAACATGCAGTGGCGGCACTGGCAAGTATGGAAGGACCGCGCCGAAGCCGCCGAGGCCCGTATCGCCACCGCCCGCGATGAGGGGCTGGAGATGGCAGCAGCCATTCTTGAGGCTGAAGACCCGACGATGGTTCACACCGCCGCCATCCGCGCACTGAAAGGAACGAAGCCGTGAGCGATGCCGAAGCTAAAGCCAAGCACGATGAACTAATGGCCGCGACTTACCGCGAAGTGGAGGTCAGCACTGCCGTTCCGTTCGTGCTGTCCGAACTAGCGTTTCGCCGGACTAAGCCGCTGGCACTTGAGGCACAATGGCGTCCGATCAGCAACATAGCTGCGGACTGCTACATTCAGGGCCTCCGGGATGCCGCTGCCGCCCGCGCACCGAAGAAGGATGATCCCCACCCATGACCCTCCTCTCTCGCGTAGAGGCCCTGACGGGGCCGGAGGAAGCGCTGCCGCTGAACGCATGGTCTGAGGACGATGGCGATGTGCTGTGGTGGTGTTGGACCGGCACGGACTGGCTTGGCGAGGCGCCCTATGTCGGTAGCCCGCTAGACCTTGGCATCGGATATCCCATCGTCGTTGACGGTCAAACGTTTGGGCCGGTCTACCTTGGCGGCTGGCCCGGCTATCACACCCACTGGACGCGCTTGCCGCCAATGCCAGCCGTCCTCCGGGCGAAGGAGGGGACATGATGGGCCGGTACTCTTGCTCAGGCGCCGAGGCTTTAATGCGCCTATTCCACACGCCGCCAAGCGCCCGATACGTCTCCCTTTTCCCGAGAATGAAAGCGCCGGGCCTCAATCAAATTACGTATCGTCTGATGCCGCAGGGAACCAAGATCACAGAATTTCCGCAGTATCTTCGTTATTTCGGGGCCAGCCGGGTCGTTAGGCGTCCAAAAAGAAAGCCCACCCCATGAGCAACCCCACACCAGCGATAGGTTGCCTTGTGTCTATAGCGCTGCTGGTTTCGGCGGAGGAGAGGATATGAGCGGCGAAATCTTTGGATATGTTGGCCTTGCATCCGGGCTTGGTTCTGTTGTGGCGCTCTATGTGGCCCGACGCATGATTGATCGCGCAGTCGGAATGCTTGATGAGGCCCGCGCTTTCCACGACGCCGCTGCTGACCTAGTTCGCGGATATCCTCTTGACTACGAGGCAGGGCCAGAACCGAGCATGACGCGGGTTGACCCGGACGGCTATTTCATGGCCGATAAGTGACCCTACCCCTTCGGCTTCCACATCTCCAGAAGCTTGACCACTGCCTTGATAACAGCGCCCCATAAGGTCCAGCAGGCGAGAGCAACGAGGGCGGCAGCGGCAGCGCCGTTCTGCCCCCGATCCGGCCAGTGCAGAAATTCCTCCCGGATCACATCAGATCCGATATAGCCGATGAACCATGCAAAGAAGAAGCGGCGCGCGGCTTCGGCGCGGGTCTTTGGAGGGGTATAGAGGAGAGCAGCTGCGGCACCGCCAAAGGCGCTAATCCCCTTGGCGATTTCGCTTGATGCGAGGTTTTCCATCATTAGTGCCTCCAGAACGGAGGATGCGCTCTTTGACGCTGGAAAGCCTGGATAGCGCCACGAAGACCACGGCGAGAAGGAGGAGGTTGGGAGTGACAGTTATCAAGCTCCTCCTTCTCGCCGTTGATCCCGATCCAAATCAGGACAGCGATGTTGAGTAGGTCGAGCATAAGCGCATACGCGTTATGGGCCTGTGACGCGGGCGTGACCGTTAGGCCCCATGCGTCCGCCTGAATCGTTGCCGCATAGAAGATGATGTTGATCCCCAGCATGGCTTGGAACAGCCGCCCGACAACCATCTCCCAGCGTGTCTTGCCGTAGATGTAGATTGCATAGGCGCAGGCGATATCGAGAGCGCTGCCAGCTACAATGGGGGAAGGCCATCCCATCCGGTGATAGATGGTTGAAGCGACATAGCTAGCCGCCCATACCCCTAGCCAGACCCATGCCCGCTTGTGACCAAAGGTCATTCCAAGGGCAAGGATAAGGCCGATGGCAAACCCCACATCGTAGCCGTTCATTTTAGCGCCCCGTGGAATAGACTACGATGTCGTCATCGCCCGAGGGCGGCGGAAGCTCATCGGGGATGCCAGCAAGCGCGGCAGTCTCGATAAGGTGCTTGTGGAACGTCACGATGTCATAGGCGATCTGGTGGGTGATCATCTTGGTTTCGTGCTGGAGTTGCAATTGACCAAGGGCACCGAGTGAGGCCGCATCCCCATTGGCAATGACGCCTTTGACGACCTTCGCGGCAACGCGGGCAAGCTTCCGGGTTGCGGCTTCAGCTTCGGCAAATGCGTTGGCGGCTTCAGTGAGCAGTTCAGGCGTTGTGGCCATGCGGCGTTCCTTCGGTGGGTTGTGTTCGTTCATTTTGGCTCCCCTGGTTATCAGAGGATATTAGCTGATTTCGGGTCCGGTGGTCTTGAAATAACGCGGGGAGTCTGGTACTAATTGGGGGCTGGCGGCGACCGCGGTGAACCTTCAGGCCGTATCCGTCTTGAAACGACGAGAGCTATGCTAGGTGCCCGAAAGGGACTGAAGCCCTAGCCCGCCAGCTACTTCCAAAGCCCCTTCTTCTTCCCCACTGGCTTGATATCGGGGTGAGGGTACTGCTCTGCGGTGGGTACGGCTTTGACGTTTGCGACCTTGAGCGCAATGCCGAGGCCAATCACAGCAGCCACGCCCAAGCGGCCAAGGACAGCGCCCACGATCATCCACACGGTCGCCTTGACGCCTTCGATGCCGAACGGGAACCACGCAATCCACGAGGCGATGACGGTATTGATGCAGTCGCCGGGTGCAAGCAGACAGGACCAGTTCATCACAAATCCTTCTTCATCACAGCCGGGCGCGGGCGCAGCCAGATGTTCACGAGGAACGCCGCCGCAATGACGTACTTCTGATAGCCGACCGGGATCACAGCGATAACCTCGGGGGCGTTCAGAATGTCAGGGATGAACAGCAGGAGCGCGAAGGCAAGGTTGAAAACCCACGTACGAAATCTGGTTAGAAACTCGAAGATAGTTTGCATAAAGTGCGGCAACGGATTATCCTTTCCCAATGAGTGACGTACTAGAGCGGTTTGAGCGTAAATTTACCCGTCGCGGGCCGGATGAATGCTGGCCTTGGACGGCGGCAACAAGCGCCCGTAGCATCATTGCGATTTGCCTTTCGTGATGCGTTCGATGATGGCGATGACGATAGCCCACAGCGCCTGCCACAGCCCCACTGGCGGCTTTGGAGCGGGTGCAGGCGGGATCGGTGCGGGAGAGGGCTTGGCGGGCTCCTTTGAGACTTCCAGTGCATTTAGGAACGTATACGCATAGCCAGCGATCAGCAGCGCCCGATCAGATCCATTGACGACCGAGCGCGCGGACATGAAATCGCTGGGGAAGTCGGAAAGCTTCTTGCCGGTAAACCAGCCTTCAAGGCACCCTCGCACCAGGATCAGCGCGGCAACCTCTGGCACCATTGCTTTTGATGGGTCAGCCACAAGGTCGAGGCCAAGCTTCTGCCCCGCCTTGAGGTAATTGGCCTTGTGGGTAAGCTGTACGAACCCGCGCCCGAAGAACCCGCCCGACCAATAGTCAGACTTGACCCACGCGAGTTTTCCAGCCTTCCACGCCTTCGTAAGCCGCGCCTTGGCCTTGGCATCGGTATCCGCAAGGGTTTCACGCACAGGCTGCATTGTGCGGGCGGTCTCGTGGTAGGCGGTCGCGAGGATATAAGCCAGATTGCGCAGGTTGCCGTCCCCGGCCTTGTCCCACGCCTCTCCGATCACCTCAAAGCCGTTCACCTGCTCTTGGCTCAGACTGCCGTCAAATAGCTTGCGGATGGCGTTGTAGAACGCGGCGTTCATCAGGTTTCCTTTGAATGTGGGGAGTGCTTAGCTGACAGAGACAATGAGCCCGATGGACTCAGTCGCCCCGGACGTTGCCGAAATTGTCTTGGTGCCGGATGTTGAAAAGGCCGCTGATGCGGAGCTAACCTGAAACGCAGACCCACCGGGGTTGACATCGCTATTTTCTGTCAATCCCGTCCAAGTGAACGCCGTTGGGTCGCCGTTCGCGCCCACCGCAACCATAACCACCCCGCCTGTGGCGCTGTTGTTGTTCAGGTTTAGCGCCGCGCCCGTATCCGATGTTCGGTCAATGGTCGTGCCGGGGGCAAGAATGTTGCCGACTTTGTAAAGCGACGTTGTGCAGCGGTCATTTGATGTCGAGGTGGAAACCACAACGTCATCGGTTCCGTCCGTGGTGATGTTGGTGGTGCTTATCCAGATGCTCACCCCCTGCCTGCCGTTCACGCCCAAAGACGCGCCGTGCATTTTGGTAAGCGCGGTCCCTGCCAGCGTAACGGAGGTCGGGTCCGAGTTGGTCCCAGATGACGCCTTTCGGTAGGCCACCGTGACAATCCATAGCCCGGTTCGCACGCCCCCGTTATGGGTGTTGGTGAAACTGGTTGCGCTGGTCGTGGCGGATTGGACAGTGTCGTTATACGTAATGTTCGGAGCGGTTGTGCCGAACGCAAACGAATTGATCAGCGTTACGCTCATGTGCGGTATCCGATGAGGGCCACTTTCGCGCCCTTCGCCCCGGTCCCTGCCACATCAATATCAATGGTCATTTCGGCGTCGTCAGCCAGCGTCGTATCCGAGATAACCGCAGGCGTTGCCGCCGTAGTCGAGGTCAATTCGTTGGCGTCAATCGTAAGCTTGGTTGAGAGGATGGTCGTGCCGCCTTCGTTGATATCGAAGGTCGGGATGCCTGACGAAGAGGCAGTAGCCAGCGAACCCCGCACATCGGTAAGCGTCATGGCAAACGGCATGCGGAACGTGACTTTTGCCGTTCCGGTGGTGATGGCCGTAGTCTCGTCCGACACCGCCACAATGATGGTTTCATACTTGCGGAGCGTGGTGCCACTGATATCGAGGCCAGATCCGATGGTCAGGTATGCAAACCCGCCCGCGCTATCGTCCCAGAATACAACCCGGTCAGCGTTCGGATCTGCCAGCGTGCCCGACGCCGAGACAAAGCCCGCCGTTTTGAGCTGGGCCATGATTTCGCGCATCGCATTGTTAAGGCCCGCCATAGCGCAGCCTTCGTCAATGTTGATGCCACCCACATCGGTGTTGCTGGCCGCTGTCGTTGACCAGTCGGAATAGGCAGATTTTGGCACTTACTGGCCTCCTTAATAGCTGATGCCTTGGCGGTCGTAATTGGCCCGCTGAATGGCAGTCGTCTCGAATTTGGAGTTATTGTCGGACCCCGCCGCCGTGCCGCGTGAACCCGGTTCGGCGCGGTATCGATAGTCGCGTCCGATCTGCGTGCCGGTCTTGTCGAACCGATACCCGCCCGATGTGTAGGCCGCTGGCAGGAGGCTGGAGCCGTTGTGCTGGAACCCTTGCTGCCCGAACATTGAGAGCGTCGGGTTGAGGCTGTAGCCACCTGCGGACGGCATAGGCAGTTGCGTGGGCATGCCGACAGCCTGGACGATGGGCTGCGGGGCAATCTTGGGCTGCACCACCGGCACCGTGTACGCCTGTTGGATGTACTGCGGCGGGGGAGGAGCTTTGGCGGTGTTGGGTGCAACAGGGAACGTTCCCGGCCCACCCGTTGGCATAAAGGGGGAATACGGGACATTCTTGGCCGATCCGAGCATGCCAGCCCCGGCCATCACGTTCGCCTTCTGCGCGTTCATATAGTCGAGGTAGGCGGGGTTTACGATCTGGCGATACTGCGTGACCGGAGCGGCTTGGGTTACTGAAACCGGCGCGGCTGCTGGTCGGGGTGCTGTGCCCGTCATGCCGCCGAAGCCGGTGAGAGGGTTTACGGGGGTCTTGGGGGCCACTGCGGCGGGCGCTGCACTAGCCCGGCCAAGCATCCCTTGCTGGAATGTGGGGGTCGCGGTGCGGGGAGCGGGCTGTACAGTTGCGGGCTGCGAAGCAGGCTTGTTGCCACCACCGAATAGGTTGGTCAGGAATGAGCCAGCCTGATTGGTCAGTTCTTTAGCCTTGGCACCGACATCAGCGACAACCGCGCCCCCGACCTGCGCCGCATCGGCCTTGGCCGTCTGGACCGCACTCTGCCAGCCCTTGTCCACCAAGCCGCCGACGATGCTATTATCGCCCGCTTGATCTATGAGGCCCGCGTCGATCTTTTGCGTCTTGCCCTTGCCATCCGGGCCGATGACGACTTTCACAACGTCCCCGGCAACCTTGTGCAGGCTCCCGACCTCGAAAGGCTTGCCGTTGATGGTTGTCATTTGCTTTGCGGCAGCGGGCTTGGCGGCAGGCTGTGAGGCGGGGCGCGCATTGCGCGGCATCGGTACGGGCGCTGTTTCCGCGACTGAGGTTGGTGTTGCGGGGCGGGGGCGCGGCAATGGAACAGCAGGATCAGCGCCGGGCATTGCGCCACCGCCGAACGTGCCCGGTCCGCCTACCGGCATTGTGGGAGAATACGGGACGGGGTTCGGCTTCGATACCATCCACGGCGGCATGTTCGGCAGCGTGTAGGGCGCGAACGATCCGCCACGGTTCATGGTGTCATTTGCGAGGCCAGTTTCCGCGATAGGCTGGTTACCGAACAGCGAGCGGCGGGCGTCGGTGTATGCGCTGCTCGGGATCGGCTGGTTGCTGGTGCCGTTGATGTTCGGCGTGACCGACATATCAGCGGGCACTGACTTGCCTAGTGCATATCCACCGGCTGAGATGCCACGCGGGGACGGGGAGCCACCCAGAGGCTGCATTGGCAGGTAGCTGTAGTCTGCACTTCGGGCGCTTTGCTGCGCTTTGACAATGGCGGGTTTCTGAGACGGATAGGGAGCGCCTTCCGGCCCCAACCGCACCGTGCTGCGTACCGGAGTTAGCCCCTTGACCGTACCGTGAAAATGCGTGCTGTCCCCGTAGCCAAGTTTTGGACCGTCAAGCGCGTTGATCCACCCGAGGTTCTTTTTGTCCGAGTATCCAGGGTTAGCGTAGTTCAGCCCACCATTGACGCTATCCGGGGCACCCATTGCCCGTTCCTGTACCCAACTGGATACGATGTTCCGCATATAGGGGGGGACAACGCTATCCGGCACGGAATCGACGCTGCCGTAAACCGTATACTTCTTGTTTTTTGGCCCGTTGATCGCAGAAAATTGATTTTTTGCGTTCGCAACACTCGCGATGCTGTCGCCCCACTTACCGGATGCGACCCGGTTTAGTACCGTGTCTACAACGCCCTTGACCTGAGCGGCATAATCCTCGGGATGTGTCCAAGCCAAGCGGTGGTCAACTTCAGTCGCGACAAGGCGCTCAAGCTGATCCAGGCTCTTGCTATCGAGATTGACAGGGGCCATGTAAGGTGCCTTGCTTGGAGGGAAGTATGCTTAAGATCACGATTGCTTTGCTCGCCTTGATGGCGAACCCCGCAATGGCTTGCGAATTGGTTTCTCGCGATGGCACAAAACTCGAGATCCCAGACCCGATGACGGTTGTTTTCATCGATGCGGACGGCACGAAAACATCGTGCGGGACGTTTGGCGTGGGCACCGGCATTGAGGCCCGTGGGCTTAGCTGCGGCGAATCCGCTACAGGCGTTATGTTCAGTTCGCCAACGACACTTGACGGCCCGGAGGATGGCCCCAGCTTCGTTGTGGCGATGAACACGGTTTTCTTTGAGAAGTGTGCCCCAGATGAAACCCCCACAGACTTGGGGCTAGGGAACTAGATGCCGAAACAGATCGACCTGCCATCGCATGAGTACCGCTTGCGTGGCAGTCGTCGTCTCAAGGTAATGTCGAGCCGACCATTCCGCTGGCTAGCGACATTGGCAGGCATATGGGCAGGAGGGTTCTGGTATACCTTTACCCACTGGATCTACTTCGCGGCGGGCTGGATTGTTCTAGTGTGCGCCCTGCTCCCCGGCGTCATCCTGTTCTTCACATGGATAGCTTTGGGAGGAGAGGATTCCACGGAGCCTGCTGAACCGCCCGATTCGACGCACCGGAACCAATAGCCCTTGCGCCAATGTTTGCGCCTGAAGCTGCCATCGAGGGGGGCTTCATGGACCTGGCGATTTCAGCGAGAATGGTCGGATCAAGGGTTGCAGCTGTTGAGGTCAAAGCCTCGGCCATCTTTGAATTGACCTTCGGCTGCTTCACGCCGCTCAGGACAACGCGGGCCTTGTTGAAGGCGCTTAGGATGATGCCTGTAAGCCCGACGCTTCCGAGCCTTGCCGTTTCCGGCGCGACTTCACCCATTGCAGCCGCGCGCCTCGCCGTCTCGGAATTTCCAACAACGGCGTTGGTCGTCTTGCCGTAGGTCAGTTCGCGGTCGATACGCTTCAGCAGGTCGTCCGCTACGTCATCGCCAAGGATGATGCGGAGTTTCTGTTCGTTCCAGCCCTTGCGGAACATGTTGCGGAGAGCGGCGGGGTCATTGACCGCGTTGCCCATCTGGCTCTCGACCCACGCCTGCGCACCTGGCAGGAACGCAAGCCGCTCGCTTGGCGTCATTTCGGTAAGTGAGCGCTGAAGCTGTGCGGGGGTGGTATCCTTGCCAAAGGCATTGAACCCTTCATCCATAGCATCGAGAACTGCGGCGGGACCGGCGAACGCCTCACGCGCCTTCTTATAGTCGGGGACCACCTTGTCGGCCTCCGCCTTTAGAATATTGGCGAGGTCACGCGCTTGCCGGGCTTCATTATTGTTGCCCTTTCGCGCGGCGCTCTGAGCAATATCGTCAAGCGCTCGCTTTGCGTAGTCCACGATGCCAACAGTCAGCCCGTCAACCTGCACACCATCGTTAGCGGCCATCTTGGCAGCATCGCGGAAAGCCTGCTTACCCATTGGGGTCTGCAACACGAATTTGAAGTTGCCCTCAACCGGCAACTGGATATCCCGCACAGCATCATAGAGCGGCTTTGCCGCCTGCGACTGTGCCGTCAAAACCTGCTGCTTGAGAAGGTCGAGATCCGGTCCTGTGCCGATTGTTGCGGCAACGTCACCAGCCACACGCCCGCTCTTTGCAGCAGCGCCCGCCCGCGTCTCTACGGCCCCACGGATGATCCGCTGTCCTGCCCCAGGAAGGCCCGCCAATGCCCCGGCTTGCGCCTGTAGGTTCGGCCCAAGGTCCATTAGCATCGCATCCGGCCCAAGCGTTCCAAGCTCAGCGCCGATGCGCGCGGGATTGATTGCGTCGTCTTTCAGCGCCCGGCCAAGGTTCTTGGCATATTTCGGGATCGGCGCACGAATGCGGCCCATCCCGAGCGCGCCGGGGCCAAACGTGGTGGCGAAGCCAAGCCCGCGCGCAATGCCTTCATCCGACATGGGATCGACTTTGCCCGCATAGACATCGCCGGGGAGCATGAAAGCATCAATCGCACCCTGCACAATGCCCGGCATGGCGAGGCGGCTTTCCCCGGTCGTCTTGTTGACCTCTCGGGGGAGCAGAATGTTGCGTTCCCAATTTGCGCTGTCGGCAGCGCCCGCGCCGTTCAAAATGGCCAAGGTAGCAGGGTCCGTGACCTTGACCGGGCCACCTGCAGCCGGGGCTGGCGCGCTGCCGTTAAGTTGAGCAAGCAGGGCGGGGTCTGTGACTTTTGTTGCCATTTACTGCTCGTACCAATCGCCATTTGCATCCTGAACGAAGGTCTTGCCCCCGATGGTCTTGGTCTTGGGAGCCCCGAACGTCAGCGGGGCGTATGTCTCCGGGGCGGTCACGATGCCGGAAGGGTCAACACCCCAAGTCTTCGCCCGTCCACCGTACTGCTCATTTGCCTGCGTAAGGTTCTGCTGCGCCTCCTGATAGAGGCCGTCACCCGCCTGCACGAACTGTTGCCGCTGTTCAGGGGTAAGCCGTTCACCATTCAGCAGCTTGTTGTAGAGGTTGCTGATCTGGCTGGGGATGCCGCCAGTCTGCTCTGCCGTGGCAAATTCGCCTTCACGGACAACGGAGGTCGGGTCTAGCATCTTCATATAGGCGAAGATCATGCTCACATCGCCAGCGCCATTGTTTAGCTGCGATGCCGAGCGGAGCTTTTCGTAACCGTTTCGCACCATCTGATAGGACTTAACCGGCTCTGCCGCCTGGTATTCCTTCCACAGTGCATCGGCGCGGTCGAATGCTTCTTTGCCACCCGGAACGGGGACATGGGTTTTCCCATCCGGCCCGAGCATCATGCCCGGCTGCATTTCCGGCTGTGCGGTCGGGCCTTGAGCAATGGGGTTTCCCGATGCGTCATAGCGGATCTGGCCCTCTCCGAGGGTAAAGCCGTCACCACCCTGCGGCTTCTGCTTCTGCTCTTCTGCCGCGAGTGCGAGTTTGATCCCCATATCGCCGGGAAGGCCCACATACTGCGGGTAGTTATTTTGCATCCACAGATCGGTTGCGGTCTGCTGCTTTTCCTGTTCGGCTGCGGCCTTGCGCTGAAGTGCAGCCGTGGCATCGAGCGGTGCGGCCTGTGCGGCATACTGTGCGGCGTTGGAGAGGCCCGCGCCAAAGTCTGGTCCTGCGGCAAAACCTGCACCAACGGCACCGATCTTGTTCTGATTTTCAGTGACCCACTGCGCGAAAGGGTTCTTTTCACCCAGAAGCATAGATGCGAAGCCCATTATACGTGCCTCCAAGATGTGCCAGCGACGCTCATATGAACTGCCCGGCCAAAGAAAGTGCCGACATCCACCAGGGGGTCTCAGCCTTCATCCCCGCCGTGCCCTGCGATGAATTGTTCGCCTGCAAAAGCTGGAGGAAGCGATTGAAGTCCGCGTTATTGGCCGTGTCCTGCACCTGACCCGCCGTAAGCTGTGTCAGCCCCGGCTGTGTCGATGCGGTCTGCAACGCCGGGAGCATCCCCGCCGCCTGCGCCTGCCGGTCAAGCCCGCTGTTGTACTGCGCCATGTCCAGCCCGCCGAGCTTGTTGGTCAACTGGTCGGTGAGGTCGGCCACCTGCACATTCGAGCCATAGCGCCCGGAAGCCCCGATGGAGGAGTTTACATCGCCCATGACATCGGAGCGGATGCCGTTGCGCACCGCCTGATAGCCTGGAGCGTTGACGCCGATGTTATTGCCCGCAGCCGTGTTGGCGTAGGACTTGATCGCGCCTTGGATGCCCGCGTTGTAATCGGGGTTATTGGCCGCGCCCATCAGGCTCGCAATGCCGCCTGTGGTGCCTGCGCTCGGTGCCGGGGCCTTGCCCTTCACATAGCTCTGAAGCTGCGTGCCGAGTGCGCTGCCGGTCTTTTTAGCGTCGTAACCGCCTGAACCACCGCTCATGTCAAAGCCTTTCTGAACCGCCACCGGCCATCGTCGCCGCATGTCGCCTGATAGTCGTGAAACACGCGCCGCCAGCCCTTCCGGCCTTCAAAGCGCACTTCCGAGCACTTCGATTTCAGCGCAACTAATTCGATGATTTCCATCATTGCCCGCATGTCGTCGGGGCCATTGCCCAACCCGCCCGCGTAGACGATCACCAGCGCCCGTTTTAGGGTTCCGGCAAAGCGCTGCACCTCCGTAGCGAGGAACCCGTCAGACGGGCCGCTACAGCGCCAGAATTGCATTTGCCCACTGATCGCCATGCCGAGCATGTCGAGCCAGTTGGCCTTGGGGTCGCGCTTGATGGCCTGTTTTAGTCCACGACTGATTTCGCCCCACTCGTGCAGGACGCGGGACGGTGGCAGGGGTTGGAGCATCACCTTGCTTGCGCGAACACTGGCTGTGTATAGAACGCCGTCACATGCACCTGATTGGCCGCGCTTGCCGTTGCCCGCAACGACTCCCCCGGCTCAAGCAGGATCGGGTTGCTGTCGATCGACGGCGTATTTGCCACCATCGCCAGCGTGCCCCGGATTTTGTACGCCGTAGAGCCATCGTAAATGTCGAGAATAACCGTGGGCGTGCCCGCCGCGACTTCGGCCAAGCGCACATACTCAACCCGCAGCGGGCCGGTCGTCGTCGTCGCGCTGATAATCGTTGTGGCGCTTGTCCCACTGAGGATCACATGGGCAAAGAGTTCGCGCCCGTTCTGGCTTTGGAAAACGGTCATCGCCGCCCTCCCGGAACCGCATTCGGAAAGTCAATGCCGCGCACAAAGGTCCACGATTCACCCGCCGCGATGCTCATCCGCGCCGACTTGCACTTGCCGCGCGACCGCGCCTGACACCAGCCAGATGCATTCTTGGCATACGCCGTGCCCCATGCCACCGTGTCGGACAGGGCTTTGCGCGTTCCGATGGCCACCGTGACATTGGCAGAGTCAGTTACCGGCGTAACCCGTGTCACCACATCGTCGGTTTCGCTCATCAGCGTTGACGTATCGAGCGTGGCGGCAAGATTGGCACCGCCGAAGAACCCCGGCTTATAGCTGGCGTCGATCCCGAGCAACGCTTCGTCACCACCGACCCAGAACCGGCTATCAGGGCCATAGGGGGCCGTGTCCACCGTACCGATCGCACTGGCATTGTCCGCCGTGTATCCCGGTAATGCCGACTGAAACAGTCCGCTGGTCTGCGTTGCTACGGTGACAAATTCACCGCTGTTGAGGTTCAGCGTGATCAGCTTTTCAAAGATGGTGGTCGAATTGTTGGCCTTCTCCTGATAGCGCCACACAATGCGCTTATAGGTTGGGTCGTAGACGCCCTGAATGGTCGAAAGATCACCCACAAGGCTTTCGATAAAGGTCCGGCTGACCTTGTTCTCACCGATGTTTACCACGCCTTCCGGGCTTGCCCGCTTGAAACCGTCCGTATCGATGAAATACCCCGCACCGTTCACAAAGACCGCATTCCAGGGGTTAACCGATCCAACCCCATCCGCTAGCTTGTTGCGGGCAAAGATGCGTCGATCCCCGGTTCGCGTCAGCAAGTGCACTGCCTTGCGTTGCAGGACGAGTGCATAGCCTTGGGAGAGTTCACCCCCGGCCATCAGTTCCTCGCCGTCTGCAAAGGGCTGATAGCCCGCGCCAGCGGTTGTCCAATTGGTATAGCCACCCGGGGCCGAATAGCGCATCAGGCGGGAATCGCCGTCGCTGTAAAGGCCAGCCACCGTCTCGAACAGGTTGAAGATGTACCGGAACTTCGGGGCACCCGACACCGCCGCCACACCGGCAGGGGTTTCGAGGTCATAATCCAGCAGCCCATCGGCTGTGTTGGTCATCAGCAGCTTGTTGCCGTACTGGACGAAAGACCAGTTATCGGTTGAGGGGCACGCCTTGCCGGTCGTGATCGATGTCCACGTAAAGTCGTTGGCCATTTCCTGCACGGTTGCCGCCGTGCCGACGAACATCTTCTTGGTGCCCGACTGGAGCACCGCCTTGATCCCGCCCTGCGGCCTTGCCGGAAGCGCACCGGCCGCAGAGGTGACGGAAAGGCTGGGCTGCGGGCTGTAGGCTAGGCCCGCCTCGTCGCCCTTGATGATCACATTCATCACGTAGGCAGATACGCCGGAATTGGACGCAGCCATATCCGGGCGGTAGGGTCCAACGGGCAACAGGGTCACGGCGTCACCATGTCCAGCACCAATTCGGCATTACCGAACTGTGCGACATTGGACTGCGCGACGAGGTTGTCGAGTTCCGTCAGGCCGTTGAACTTGTGAGCGTCCGCTGCGCCGGGGTTCATTTCGTAGCGCTCGGCCTCGGCAAGGCACATCTCTAGGTAAATGTCCGGTGCCAGCGTTAGCAGCCAATTAGTCGTTGTGGTGGAGCTCAGGTTCGGCACCGAGCTATCGTAAATTGCGGTGAAGTCGTCCTCGGTCACAGGCGCAACCTTGATGGACGATCCCTGGATGGCGTAGTGGGTCGCATCCGATGACACCGCGTAAGGGTCAAGCAGAGACAACGCGCTCCACGACACCTGTGTCAGAGGCAGCGAGCCGGTCACATCGCGCACAATCGAGCGCAGCATGATAAACCCGGTCGGCAGCGTTGCCGTGCCCGTCGAATCCGTGGTGATGGTCGATAACCCAGACCGGCGATATTGCCCGCTCAGGTGTCGGTTCATCACCGATTCCGCGAGGGCAATGAAGTAGTCCGTTTCGGTCGAGGTATAGGTCTTGACCATATAGGCCCCGATGGCCGTGGTCAGTTCGCTGTACGTACCAAAGGCCATCAGAGGTTCCCTTCGCGGGTTCTGAATGGCTTGTTCTCATCGCGAGACAGCCACCATTTGAGGAAGTCCTTGTCGCCCTCCTTCATGCGGGGGGCGATTTCGGAGAACATCTTGTTGAGAGGGATACGGCCAACCCGTACCATTGGGACGTTGCCGCCCTTGTCGGACCCCATGCCCGAACCCCAACGCTTGGAGCCGCGAGAATTGCGCTCTTCGGCGTTGAGGCGGAGCAGGTTGTCTTCTTCGATGAACTCGGTCTTCATCACTTCGATAGGCACGCCGGAAACCGGGTGAGTGCCCCGCCCGGTATAGCGGCGGAAGCCATCGCCGGTTTCAACCAATGTCCACTTGCAGTTCTGGACATCGGCCTCGGTGAGCTTAATCGTTGAGTTCATATTCAGCGATTCCGGCCTTGCGGGTGGACTTGGCTTCATCGAGGGGCAGGCGGATGACCGCACCGGCCCATAGCTTGTCCGGGAAGCCCGTTCCCGACTGTGCGGGCGGGGGCAGTTCCTCGTCGATAAAAGCGGCCTCCTGGACCGTTTCCATCATGCCTGCGGCGTTCTTCTTGAGGATGGCCTCGCGCTCGTACCCGACCACTTCAAACTCGCCGATGGGGCGGTAATTGCGGAGGAGCTTGACCGCGATCATGCGGGGCTTTTTGGCGTCGATTGCGGCCTGCGTTGCGGGCGGCATAATGCTGATTTCTTCGTTGAGGGCGGCGGTTGCCACAGTTTCAACTCCGGTTTCTGGGGAAATAGACGCGGACGGTTGCCCGCGCCCTTGGGATGGGTCACGCAATCACTGCGGGACATGGGAAAAGGGCGGAGCCGGAGCCCCGCCCGATCAGGTTTAGACCGCAGCGGACCACGGCGAGGCTTCGGTGCCGGTCGTGACGAGATAACCGTTCACCATCCAGAAACCCGCAACCACATCGGTGAGGGTAACCATCGAACCGGCCAAGCCGCCCGTGGTGGAACCGTTCATCGTAATGGTGTCGGAGGTTGCGGACGCAAGCATGTTGGTGCCTGCAATGTCGGTCGAGAGCGCAACGCCGCCGTTCATAACGTCGGTGCTGTTGGCGACCTGGATGACATGGCTGCCCGAGGACACGGTGGTCTTGACGTAGATGGTGTAAACATCGCCCTTTCCGGTCGAAGCCGGAAGGGTGATGATACGGCCAGTCGTGGAATCGAGAACCACAACCGCGCCTGCGTGCGTATCCTTGCTGAGGGTCGTCGCAGCGGTGATGACGATAGGCTGAAGGGGATAGGACATGATGTGCTCTCCTTAGCTCGAAGCCGAGATGCCGTAGGTATCGGCAACGACACCATGAGCAGCTTCGTTGGCGACCATCAGGGTGTACTCCACGTTGAGAACACGCTTTTCCGCGTCGCCGGTTTTCGCCGGGGTACGGACAGCAATGTCATCAAGGAAGGCCACGGCCACCATTGAGGGGTCGATCAGGAACACGTTACGGGCAATGGTTGCACCGGCACGGGTCATCTGAACGTTCGGAACGACAGTGATCAGGCCGAAGTCGGACTGATAGGCATCAGCCGCTGCAACGATAGTTGCCTGCCCGCCCTTCACTTCCTTGCGGAGCGAAACAACGTCAGCATCATCGAGGAAACGGGAGAACACCGTCTTGTTGTAGTTGGACAGCATCAGCACATCCGCTTCGCCACCGGCATTGGTGGTCGAGAGGATGACATCGTCCATCAGCGACTTGGTGAACGCGCGCTGCGTCCCGTTGGTCGCCGCACCCTGAATGCCGTTCGAGAACGAACCCGAAGCACCGCCGCCGCCAATGCTATCATTGGTTGCGAGCCATGCGCGGAAGCCGCCCAGCTTGCGGTTGGTTGCGCCGTTACCGGTGCCCGCCGAAGCCGCCTGATTGCTCAGGAGGATCACTTCCATGTCGATCTTGAGTTCGCGGCCCTTCTTGGCGATTTCGCGAGCCAGCTCCGACTTGCGACCGGCCTTGTCAACCGTGTCCTGGGTACGGGAGATGATGATCGACTTTTCCGAAATCTGCGTGTAGTTGCCCACGCGCGTCGTCGCGGTGATCGCATCGAACGACCAATCGTTACCTTCCGGCACGTTGTTGTCCGGGTCAGGCGTTGCGAGGGTGTCGGTCTGCCATTCGGGGTGAACCGATTTGGCATCCTTGCGCCCGATGAGGGAGAGGAACGGTGTCTTCTCCGGGGTGATCATATAGATCTTGTCGGCGAGTTCTTCGCGATTTCCGGTCGCGTCGTAGGTCTCGTAGGTATTTGCTACCTGAGCCATGGGGATTGCTCCTAGATGAGGTCTGCGATTGCGGCGATGCCATCTTCGATGGAACCGCTGCGGCGAAGCCGCTCAGACCGCGCCTGACGCTCGCTGGAGACGCGCGCTTTCGGGTCCACCCGCTTGCCCGGTCGGGCAATGGGCTTGGCCTGTACCTGCTGCTTGACTTCCGGGGCCTTCGCGAGTGCCTTGCGATAGCGGAGGGCATCCCGGAGGATGAGCCACTGCTTGGCGGTGCGGAGGGTCTGGAGGTCGGCAGGATCGAGGCCCCACCAGTCAGCCCCTTTGGCCGTCACTTCCTCAAGGAACGCCTTGGCCTTCGCGTTATCGGCGAAGAAGGCGTCCGTTTTCTCAAGCTTCTGCATTTCGGCGGCGAAGTCGGCTTGCGCCTGCTTTTCCGCTTCCTGCTGCTGCTTTTGCGTGAGGGTCGTGCGCTCCTGATCGATGGCGTAGAACTGCTGGAGGGCAGTCTCATAGCGCCGCGTCCGCTCCATATGCTGCATATAGCCGATGGGGTCGGTTTCAGGAGAGCCGGTGAACGGGTCTGGGGGTTGTGGCAGGTATGACTTGGAAAACTCGGTCAGTCTCTCAGAGAGCAGGGCCAGTGATTGAGCCTGCTGATCTACTTCAGAAGCCTTTGCCTCAACCTGCTTGCGCTGGTCGGACAATTCCGTGGTCTTCTTCGTGTAGTCGCGCTGGAACATCGAGCCGCGCTTGAGTTCTGCGATGGTTGTCACGGTGCCATCGTCAAGGGTTACCTTTGCGGTGTCGGGAGCAAAGCGCCCGCCCTTGATTTCGGCCTCGGAGCCATCCGCATCGTCTGCGGCGTCCTCGTCCTCAACGTCTTCCGATACGTCAATTTCGGGGTCGTCCCCGTCATCGGCGGCTTCGGCTGTCGCTTCCTCATCTCCATCAACGGGGTCCGTTTCCGGGTCGTCGGGCAGGAGATTGGCAATGTCTTCGACCGACTGATCAAAGCTCGGGGAATCATCAACAGGCCCCGGCTCGCCGGGGAGATTGTTGTCTGACATAGGTAATAGTCCTTCTCACGCCCTTGGGCGTTCTGGGATGGGCCGCGCATCACTGCGGGGCATAAGCCGGGGTCAGCTTTCGCTGGTCGGCTCGTTCGGCGTGAACCCGCCATTGGAACTGCCCATCTTTGTGATGGAGGCCTCAAGCTGGTCCCGAACATCGAGGAGGCACCGGGCAACGGCCTGGAGCCTCAGAATTTCTGTCGTGTCACCCACATTGACTTCGGCCAATGCGAGGAGCGCGTTCATGCGCACGGTTGAGAATGCCTCGGCCAAGGTTTCATCAGCGAGCAAGCGCTCGGCTTCCTTGGCGAAGTGGGCTTCGGCTGGGGTTGCCATTGGGGCCTCTTGGATAGACACATTTGTGGTTAGGGCGTGGGGGTCTCAGCCTGCAACGTAATCCGGGTCTAACCCCACCGGATCTGCCTGCGTAAGCTGCTTAAAAAGCGACAGGTCTGGTGGGTTCGCCATGATCTGCGCCAGCGTCATGGACGTGGCCGCAAACCGGCGCATATCCTTCGTGATTGGCATCAGACCGCTGGTAAAAGCGGCACGGATCGTCAAGCCGTCCGCCGTCTTAAAATCGCAGCCGACCTGCCCAAGCAGGCACCCAGCTTTACCCGACAAGTCTGCCCCCGTCTTGGACACTAGCTTGGCTGAGAACACGACAATGATGCCAAGGAGTGCAGTGTAGTCTATGCGCTGGGTGTAAAAATGATAGGCGGTTCCAGCGGTGGCAATTTGCGTGATCACCATATTTGGTGAGGCCGAATAGCTTGGCGCTGGTCCGGATGGCACTGCGTTGTCATCGCCGCCGCCAGCCAGTGGGAACTCAGCCGGATATATCTGGCCGCTCACACGCGTCCATGATTGGCGCTGCGACCACAAGCCTGTTGCTTGCGAAAGATCATAGATCGCAAGGTCTCCAACCTTCACCAGAACATCATTGTCAGGTGGGTTATCCTTGCTTCGATAGATGACGCCCCACGGTACGAACTTGGTCAGCCCGAGCGCTGACGCCGGGTTATTGTTACCTAAGTCAACGCGCCCTTGCAGGGTGATGTTGTGGTAGCCAGGCGTGACGCCCTCGGCAATCTTTCGGTTCAATGCAACCGTGTTGCGGACCAACGCATCGGCGGTAATTGTGTCGATCATGGCGCCGTCCAGACTGCCAGTACCCCCACGTTCACGCGGTTTAGTCCGTTATCCAGCGTAGTCATATCGCCATCGCTCAATGCCGATTTAAACCACACATGGCAGGAAGTTTCGCCATTCCAAAAGTCGGCGGGACCGGAGCTGGCCTCCACAGACATCAAAGACGGCGAGGCCGTGTTGCTTGTGGAGCCGGCAGTACCAAGCGAGGATGACATATCTACGCCATCGATCTTCAATGTCCCTAGAGCCCCAGCATAGTCGCGACGGCCAATTATCCTGTGCCACACATCACCGATATCAGACGGCGTCGTAAAAGACTGTCCCGCATCCGCATCCAAGCGACGGCTCTGCAGGGCACCAGTTCCGGTTGCTATCGTCGTCAGCACACGGAGCCGGTTATTCGGGTTGGGTGTGAGCGTCTGCCACAGGCAGTTGTTTGCCGCCTTGCTGATGTATCGAGCAACGCTCGCCCCCGTCAGCCCGGCGACGTTTTGGCTAAAGGTCAGGCTGATCGACATCTGCGCAGTATCGTCCACGCCATCGCAGACGATTGATCGGCAGTGCGGGGCCATTTTTGCTTGGCTACCTGCAGTGGCCTGCGTAACGTGCCGGCTGTTGCCCGTCTGATCATATCGAGTAACCACAAAGGCATTGCCAGCGGCCCACGCTGCAACTGCGGCAGGATCAAGCCACCCATTTGCTGCTGCCGAGAAGTCCTGCTCCGCGTTATCGCTGGCTCTCCGCAGCCTCACTAGAGGGCCTGTGTACGATGTCAGCAGGCGCGCCAGCCCTACGGCTGCAAATGCCGCTGGCAACCCATCCAACGGCGGCGTCCATACCCCCACGCCCTGAAGCAGGGTGTATTTGATCGCGCTGCGCATATCAGCCGCTGATGCCCGTCACACGGACCTGAATGTCCGAAGTGCTGGTGAGCGTCCAGCCCGTGCCGTCGATCAGGAGCAGATAGAACGATCCCGTGTCCGCAACCGGGGCCATGACGATGTTGACCGCGCCCGAGCTATACTCATTCGGCGTGCCGTGGTCGTACAGCGTCGTGACCGGCACAGTCTTGCGGACCTTGAACGCATCAGCGGCATTGAGCGAGTAAGCCGCGTTGTCGGTCTTGGTCGTGTTGGTCGGGTCGGCGTTGAACAGCACCGCATTGAGCGACGAGGTCACAGCCGCTTTCACCATGACAGAGATTTCGTTGATGATCAGGCGGCGGTTAAAGCCAATGCCTGTGTTGAACGTCATCAGCGCACCGACGATGTCGCCCGCCGAATACGCACCGCTGGTCACGGTTGGCGTGACCGTGATGTCAAATGCTGCCATGTGGAAACTCCATCAAAGGGAAAGCCGCGCATCACTGCGGGGGAGTGGTTAGGCAACCGCGCGGAGGTCCACGGATAGGGTGCCAAATACTTCAGACTGTTTCAGGATAACGTGAGCGTCCCCGACCGCTCTGGCCTCAACGCCACTCCACCGCCCAAATAGGACGTGGTCCCCGACTTTCAGCACCATTGGCTCATCAGCAGACCCCGGCCCAACTGCTTCAACGATACCTTCCTGCGGCTTCTCAAGCGCATTGTCTGGGATAAGAATCCCACCCGCCGTAATGTTGGCTGCGGAGACCCGCTTAACGAGCACTCGGTCAGCTAGTGGGTTGAACTTCATTCATCTTCTCCTTGCTCGAAGCGATCTGCGCAGCGTTGGCCGCGCACCGACGATGTCGCCCGCCGAATACGCACCGCTGGTCACGGTTGGCGTGACCGTGATGTCAAATGCTGCCATGTGGAAACTCCATCAAAGGGAAAGCCGCGCATCACTGCGGGGAAGTGGTTAAGCCGCGAGTAGCAGCAATTCGATGTCGTCTTCGTCATCGGCTTGCGCCTGCTGTTCAGCTAGGGCGCGGAGGTAGCCAGCAATGGCCAGCGCGATATCGTGTTGCGATATTCCGCTTTCGGGCGGGACGAGTATTTCGGTGGGCAGCACATCTGCCGCCGTTGCGTTAGTCCATTGCGCCCAGAACGGGGTTTCCGAAACCGCATCCGCGATGACGGCTTTCGTGATCCGGCGCGCCACCAATTCAGGGGCTGGCTCGTCAACCTCGGTCGCGAGATGTTTCAGATAGACCAGCGGCTTGCTGGCCTTGAGATATGTCCTTAGCCGTTCAGCCGACTTGGCCTTGCGGGCCTTCCGGGCCTTGCCCGAACTTGGGAACCCGTCGCCGCCTCTGTCGCTTTGCCGCGCATCCGCAAGGCCCGACAACGCGCCCGAACCAGACAGGCTTGCCGACATTGCGCCGGGGTCTTGTTCCCCGCCTTGGAAATAGCCGGGCGGGAAATACCCTGGGGGGTAAAATTTATCCGCAAAGCTATCGGCCATCAGTCAAGGTCCAGAGTGATCGCCGTCCTGTTGCCGTTGCTATCCACGGTTGCGATAATGCGGTCCGTGTCGTCAGCCATTGAGTTTCTGAACGTGATCGTAGTGGTTTCCGCACCGGACACCTTGCCCGCCGTGGCCGCTGCGATCACTCGGAGCGCCTGCCGCATGGTCAGCCCCACCTCAACGCCGTCTGTGGCATCGAGAATGGCCGCTGCGATATTAGCCGAGGTCAGCAGATCGCCCGTGACCGTGATTGCTGCCGCCAGCGTGCCAAGTGCTGTGGCGGTTGCCGTTGCCGTCCCAGACCCCGACAGGGCCGCTGTGTGATGCCCTATGGCCGTCACCAGCCCGGATAGATCGCCTTCACCCGCAAGTGACGCCGCAAGGTTCAAAAACGCCTGTAGCGTGGCGCTAGAGATAGTCCCCGACCCGCTCAACGAAGCGGCCATCGAGATGATGAGCGCGCCAACGCCGGTTAGCGAACCCGCACCCGCAAGGCTGGCCTCGCCGTTGACGCCGCCCGCCATTGAAATGCTTGCGTCACCCGACCCGACGATATTGTTTCGTGCCGACAGTGCACCCGCCTTGATCGGCAGAACCCACGAATACGGAGGCCGATACCCATCCGGGACGCCAGACTTAGGCTCCCATTCCGAGCCGGTGAACGCCCCGCGCGCTTGGCTAGAGCCGTTAAAGTCCGAGCGGTTGTTTCCCAGCCCAATCGCCCCTCCGCCAATCCGGCGTCCGGGGTCTTTGGCTAGGACCGAATAATTCCCGATCAGCATGGGTCAGCCCCACGCGAAATCCAGATGGCCGAAGAAGCTTGACGCAACCGGGGTGGCAGCGCCAGCATACATCAGCCACACAAGGCACGCACCGTCATAAACCCTTGGCAAGGACGGCAACTGGTTGAGCAGGTCACGCTCCGCCGCTACGCCAATTGTCGTCATAGGCAGCGTCAGAAGCGGGCGGCACAGCACGAGGTTCGTCGTCCCTGAGGTGTGCGTGACGTTGTAGCTGAATTGCTCAACAGTTCGGATGCCGCCATCACCAGCCGCAAGCGGAATGAACGGGCCGAACTTGCCCGCCGCAACGCCGGAATATTCGATGCTC